GGTGTGCGCTTAGCAGGTCGTCGCGGCTGGCCTTCTTGATGTTAAAGAAATCGTCCTTCGTCGCTACCTCGCTGAGCGGCAGAATCTTGATCCCGTCCGGCTTACCGTTCGGCGCGTACATAAACAGGTTGCGGAAGTTGCCGATCCCTTTCGTGTCGCGCATAGCCTAGCGCATCCGGTCAGCCAGGTCGGTGTCACCGGTAGAGAACCCGGCAGGAGACTGACCAAACAGGCGTACCAGCGGGATACCAAACGCGCCTGAGACCTGCTGACCAAACTGCGCCAGCACGTCACTGAGCCCGGCATACGAATAGGTGTGCGCCTCAAACTTGTCAGCCGCATCCATGATCGTCATGCCTTCGTTGCTCTGGTACTCGCGGATCATGTCCATGTGCGACATGAGCCCCTTGAACATCGGGCTGTCTTTACCCATCGCCAGCAGCTTACGCAAGCCTTCAATGCTGTAGGTGCGCAGGTGAGCCTTGTAGACCAGCTGAGCAACACCGGTTGTTGTGGAGTCGAATGCCAGCAGGCGATCGAAACAACGCTCAATCACCGACATGCCCCAGTCGTTTTCAGTCAGACGTTGCTGATACGGAAGTGGGATGCCATCAAAGCGAATAAGTCTGGAGTGGTGGATGCGCCAAGGCGGGATGCCGGTAGCTGACGTCACCACTTTGTAGAACTCTGGCATGCCAAAGTCAGGGCCCAGCTCGCTCACCCGGCGCTCTGTCATGGCATTGAGCATCCAGCGGTCCATCACCATCACGCCTTTAAACGAGTCTTTGGCAATGGCCTCAACACGAAGCGGCGTTGAGTAGTTCTGACCATCAATCAGGATGACGCCTACAGCGCCACCATAGAGCCGCGCCCACTTCAGCGTGTCGTTGATTGCTTCCCACAGCCCCATTTCATCCCATGCGTGGTCGAGTTGCTTCTTGCGTCCATCTTCCAGCTTTGAGGTGATGGTCACGCCCTTGCGGGTCATGTCATCAGGAATAGCATCAACGCCAGCGCCAACCAGCCATGATGTGCGGTAGGCCTGCTCGATCAGCAGCCGGTTGCGGGAGGTCCAGTTGTTGCGATAGGTGCCAGCGCCAGACTGGTTCGACTCGTTGACGCCCATCCGGGCAATGAAGTTTTCATAGCTGTCACACGTTGGTACAGGCTGCGACATGCTTTCTGTTTCGGACATATTCAGCCTTTCCCAAGTTGCGCCCAGGTGCCGAGGCTGTCTGAGCTGGTAATGTAGCCATCCAGCCCGTAGCGAATGGCATCGATGCAGTGGTTAAACTTGTCGACGATGATCGGCAGTATGTCGCCGGTCTTTTTGTCGACCTTGTAGGAGTAATGGCGGAATTCATCAGCGGTATGTTTGCAGCGCTCATGGATGATGATTTCCTCAAACCCTTTCAGATAGGTGACACCATCCTCAACACTGCCGTTCCATTTGGCCGCCGCGTCAATCGAGAAGCCCTGACGTGCCAGATAGCTGATGGTTTCCGGTCGGGAGTTATCACCTTTTACCGGCCACTTACGCACTTCAGGGATTGAGTCGTAGAACTGCGGCATCTCATCCAGCTCAACACCCACACCGTAGGCTTCGTATTCGATGTAGAGCCGCGTGTCGATCATGAACATGCGAATCAGAGTGCTTGGGTCATTTGCGAAGCCGAAGTCAGCACCGAAGAACAGGCGATCAGCCTGCAGCCACAGGTCATCGGGGAATGCTTCAACCCGGTACCGGTTACGGAAGATGACTGAATCGCTAATCGACTTCGGCTTGCCCAGCCAGATATGCTCATACGCCTCGTAATCGACGCGCTTGCAGTACTCCATCTCTTTGCGGAGTGTCTCTGGCAGATATGGGTTGTCGTAGTAATTCACCTCGACGGTAATGCTGTCGTCCGGTGGAGTAACAATGAAGCGCTGATAGGTCGGGTCTGACTCTTCGCCGGGGTTAAACGTCACCCAGATTTCAGAGCCTTCCTTTCGGATGGTGGGTATCAGAATCGCCCATGAGTCAGAGGAAACCGACTGCGCCTCCTCAACCCAGCAGATGTCCACGCCTTCAGTCGACTTGATACCGAGCGGGTCGAAGCGCAGCCCTTTAAAAAGGAACTCGCTACCGGATGCGCTGGTGATGCTCTCATTGGTGATGCGGAACCACGGGTTAAGCCCCAGCATCTCAATCTGGTCTTTCAGCAGCTTGTGTACTGAATCCTTAATCGAGTTCTGAACCTCGCGGGTGCAGAGTATGCGGAGCTTTTTGCTGGCTGCCATAATGACCAGCGCACGGGCAGCAGCCCATGATTTAGCGCCACCTCGCCCACCGTGGAACGTCTTATATCGCTTGGGCTGGAAGATTGGTTTGAACTTAGGCGCAAAGCTAAGTCTCGTCTCCGCTGCTGTCATCTTCCGCTCCGAAGCTAATCACGAATGATGGCGTGGCAAGAGGAAGGCCGTTAGCGCCAACCAGTTCGTTTTTAACGTTGTCTTTGAATGCCTGGACAGTTACGTGCTTACCAAGCAGTTCGAGGTTCTTAACCTTGTCAGGCCATTTAATCTTCTTCAGGATGCCAACCATTTCCCGATCTTCACCCCTACCCTCAAACATATCGGCCAGGTCGAATCCGCTTAGGTATCGACGCCATGAAGCAGGCCAGTCAGATACAGGCTTGATGCTCATGTCATCAGTCATGATGTCGAGCACATCCATTTGATCGATTTCAATCAGGCGCTTTAGCACATATGAGGCATCAACACTAACCTGCTCATTGCGATCGGCTTTAAGTTCGGCGATTCTGTTTTGGATGTCAGGTTTAGTCAGGTTCTCGCAACCTGATGCGCGGGCGGTCTTTTCGCTGTACCCCGCCCGAATGGCCGCTTGCGTGGCGTTCAAATCGATGAGGTACTCGCGACAGAACATTTCTTGCTTGTCGGTGAGTGCCATGAGAATTCCTAAGGAAAGATGATGAGATCAGATAAAGAGATTATTGAAGACTTGCAGGCCAGAGTTCTTGCTTATGAGACTCTATTTCAGAGCTTGTTTTACTCCCTTCCGGAAGAAATAAAAGGTCAAGCCATTAAAACAATTGAACAAAACTTTAGTGCGTTTGATGGTGGCACCACCAACGAGGAGTCGTTAAAAAAACTCCAAGTAGCTAAGATTATTGCATCAAGAGTATCTGGGGCGAAACTTTAGGGCATTTTTCGACTGCCATTTTTATTCTTGCCCTTCAGGCACATACTCCATCTTGAGCACGTCATCCGGCGCGAGGTATAACCAAGCGCCATCTTCCTGAGCAATCCCAATGAAGCCGTTAACGACTTCAGGTTGTGACCCGTTCATCAGGCCAACATGCGTTTCACCGGATTTTGTTTTAACAGTGATGCGGTATGTGTCGGTCATTTTCCTTCCAATAAAAAAGGCCCGCCGAAGCGAGCCCTTAATGAGCAAAAGTCAATCATCCTTTTACTTTCTTTTCCTGCTTTTTATCTTTCCTTTGAAAATATCATCGGTCACATAACAAATGTGTACCCACATAGAAAAGGCAAAGACTATTACACCACCACCCCATGCAAGAACTGGGTGTTTTGCATCCATGAACACGCCGAAAGGAATAATGGACCAGCATAAACTCACATATACATAGCATATAAATAGAGGTATTAAGCTCCACCTACTTAGAAACAATAAAGCAGCGGATATACCGTAAACTAACGCAAACAATAACCCAATAGATCCCTTTGAATGTTCATAAATCATAAAAACAAGCCCGAAGTCAAAAACAACGAGTTGTGCGATGATAGCCCAAAGGTTTCCTGTAGACCGCCCGCCGTAAGCGATCCTATGTAAGCTTTCCTTTATTTCTTTCAGATCATCTTCTGTACGCATTTCTATACCCTTCTTTAAAAGCGAACCTCGTTCGCGACGGCAATCAAGCCAAAGGTGAGCACCCTAACTGTGCTCAGGTATAATGTTTTCCCTTACTTATACATGCGTTTGTGTCATGTTACCGAGACAATTACCTTGGTACAAGTTTCTTTTGAATCGGTTCTAAGCTTCGCTAACATTATATCTTGCAAACGGTATAACCAAGCGCACTTCTGAAGCGTTTTCCAACTACCCACTAAATTTAGTAGTGGAATTTTTGATGCTTGCAGGTATCATCTGAAAGTTTGCAATTCAGCCATGCCCCTCAGGCAATTTTTATTTAAATAGGGATGATTATGAGTTCAGAACATAAAGTTAAAAACGTTTTTGGCCAAGATATGTATCAAGGATCTGATGGGCTTTACGGCAGCAAGTATGAAGCAGATCAAACTTATCGATCCGACTATAAAAAAGAAAACTACCATGAGCCTTTTCAGTTCCCGCCAATCAATACACCTGACCCCCTAGTTAACCAGCATAACCATTCTACTATTTCTGATGTATCCGGGCTTTCCTACAAGAAAGTCTCACCTGAGTCAAGAAGTCGTATTATTGGGCTGATAATTCTGTTGGCAGGGGGTTGGATCAACCAGCAAGTTGTTGGCTACCTGATGACCAACTCATATATTAGTTTTTCCCTGTATAATATTTTAGCTACATGCGCAACGGTATTATTTTGGCCGACAAAATTGTTACTTACTCTATTTGGTAGCGCCTCAGGGATTACAGGTTTGCTCCTCCCTTATGCATCACCATTAGCAAACCTGCTTTGGATTTTATTGGTTGCTCACCTACTCCTTAAAAAGGGTAAGTTAAAAGCGTTTTTGGGAATAAAATCTACAGGTTATAAGAAGGCTTCATGGATAAAGGCAGCGCTGATTCATTTGATTGTTCAAATCGCGCTAACTGCATCCTTAAAGTTTATATAATGATGATTTAGTGAGTCCTGATGCAGGAAAATATTAAAGGCACTGCTCTCTGATGTACTGCTGCAGCCCTGCTACTTGCTT